CAGGTGCAGTTGTAGTGGTGTTATCAGCGGCGCGGATGTAAAGCTTTGAATCCTCGTCATTGAGTACGTTTGCCTTTAAGAAATGTTCTAAATATGACTTCTTATCGACAATAGGTGATCGTGGCTTTGTATAAGCCACTGGTGCGGCAGCTTGAACAACAGCGGCTGCTGTTACTTCATCTGCAACTGGTGTTGTTACTTCGTCCACTGTTGTCTCCTGTGGTTCATCCTCAGCGGGGATTTCCGCTTCGGTGGTTTGGTCCTCAGGATCGCAAGCTGCGACCTGAGAAATCTGTGCATCCTTAAATGCTGGGTTAGTTACATGGGCTACGGCTTCGAGCTTTGCGGATGATACAACCATCACGCCTTTCTCGATTGTGTATTCCCCTACATTGGCTTCGATGCTAAATGCCGGGCGTAGTCCCTCGGATGCTTCAACTAAGGCATCATTGCCAGCGCCAGTTGGAGCAATCTTAAAAGCCATTGAAATGCCAGCAGGTGTAACTTCCTCACTGCCAGCAATGCCACGACCTAATGGGCGTGTGCGGTCATGCTCCATGTTTAACACAATCTGGCTTGGGTCAATGTCACCAAATGCGCCAAACTCAAAACGCACTGGCCCGGCGGATGTATTGCCTACCTTGGCGAAAGGTACAACTAAGCCTTTGATTGTTCGTGTCTCAACACTGGCTGCCAATACTTGGCCCTCGAAATTAAGCTGCATTTGGATTTCCTCTCGGTGCTAATTCCATTTCTTCACGAGCCTCATCAACGCTGATAATGCCAGCGGCGATCATTCGCTCTAGGACTTCAACTTGCTCTAGTGGGTTACCTCGTAAGTAATCATCTAGATCAAACTTAACTACGCTTCCGCGTGGTAATAGATCATTCATGGATAAGCGCTCGGCGATACAAGACATGTACGGTTTCAAACTGAAATCGATGAGCGATCGACGTTCCTGTGTAACTGAGCTATATGTCGCGCTGGCTGATTCTGCGTTTATGTACCATGCAGGAATGTTGCATAGTCGGGCAATTTCCGCAGCTGTATTTAAGCGTGATTCGGTAAGTTGCATTTGGCCGGCATCGTAGCCAAATGTTGTTACATCCAATGGCCCTGATAAGTAGGCAGTTGACCGGGTGGCTCGGGCTTGCTTCCATGATGAAAGTAGGCTTGATACTTGTTCGGCAGGTAAATCCACGCCAGTATTCTTAATAACCATTGTTGGATTAGGCTCTGCAGCCATTCGGCTTACTGCCATTTCAAGTTCTAATGCAGTTCGGATTGTACGGCCACCACGATTTAGTAAGCCCTCATCTACACCACTAAACATAATTAGTGAGCCAATGCCATTGGCAGGGCATAAGTTACCGTCTAGGTAAAAGCCATTTACAATTTCATCAGTCATTAAGTCAGTTGTAAAAGTTACTCGAGTTGGATCAATGCGCCGGCACGAAATAGGGCGGCCATCCTCAAGGCTTACATCCAGCACTAACCAAAACGCATGACCCCTAAATAAGATGTCCTCGATTGTCCAGCACATAGTAATAAAACGGGGCAAGGATGGGTCAGGTTGCTTAAGTAGTGGTCGGCCCTCAATTTTTGCGCCCGTAATTTCGTTGTAAGAATGTAAGCCCAATTCGCCAATAGTGCCACAAATAATGTTTCGGGCTCTGGCTACAGCTGGGACTTGCATTGCATCGCCACGGTTGATCCCAAAGGATTGAAACGGGCTGAAAGTGTCTTGGTAGTACGGGATGGCTAGATTTGCTTTGGCTTGTACCTGTGGTTGTGCAGGTGTAGTGCCCAGCAAGAAATCAATAAAACCCATGCTTGCATTATCTCATAAATACACAAATTGTATGCATTGGTATGTCGTGTCTTAGCGCCCGGGCTAGTGATAGGAGTGACTAGCCCGGACTCGATACTCTGCCAAGATAACGTATCTAGAGTTAAAGAGTAGTTGATCGGTTAGCCATCACTGACATTGACACCAGATTTATTTACTATCCAACAGCAGTGTAAACATTACTTACTGGGCCATTGCCGATTGCATTGGTGGCTAACACTCGAAAGTATCCAGTTGTACCAGTGGTTATTGAATCTTGGAAAGTATTAACTAAACCAACTGGGTTACTAAAATAATCAGAGCCATTGTATGAGATTTGCCATATGTAATCAGTAATTGCTGAACCACCATTAGCAGGTGTAGTCCAAGAAAAATCAAAATAAGAAGCGCCATCCTCTGCATAAGCAAATGATCCAGTCAACACTGGCGCGCTTGGCACTGTAGCACTAGCAGTTAAAATGCCTACGAATGCTGGACTCCGTAAACTTAAACCAGTCACTATGTTTGCACTGCCCAAGCTGCAACACAGTTGGCTTCAGTTGTACCAAATGAAGTTACCGTTAATACACCTGTCTTGGATGCTGCAATGTTGGCTGGCTTTGTGCCTACAAAAACCCAGTTAGTAGGAAAAGTTAGTGTCCGTTGTGTTGTGCCATTGATAACTCTTACAGTCACAGATTTACCTGCAGCATAATTTGAGCCAGTGTAAGTAATGTTGCCAGTTAATGCGGCTTGTGTCTCAAAGCCTTCAGTAGAAAAATCAAGATCAACTGTGCCAGTAGTTGCTAATGTGCCTACGGATAATTGAATGTTTGTAGCTGATGCAGTTGCCAGTGTTACGTTGCCAGTGAATGTTGGGGCAGCACTTAAAACTACATTGCCAGTGCCAGTTGCAGTAAATGCTCCAGTTACACCACCAATGCTTGCCACATAGTTTGTTGGCATTGGTCCAGTTGGCCCGGTTGCGCCAGTTGCACCTGTAGCACCCGTTGCACCTGTAGCACCTGTAGCACCCGTTATTCCAATAGGTCCTTGTGGGCCTGTAGGTCCAGTTGGCCCGGTTGCGCCAGTTGCACCTGTAGCACCCGTTGCACCTGCAGCACCCGTTGCACCCGTTGGCCCGGTCGCGCCAGTTGCCCCGGCAGGTCCAGTCGCGCCAGTTGCCCCGGCTTGACCTTGGCCACCTTGTAAGCCAGTTACCTGTGACGAGATTACTGCTCCATCATCTGTAACTTCGATTGTTGTTGTCATCCCACACTCGTTTCACTAATAACGGTCAAAGTCCCACGCAATAGCCAAGTTACATAAGTACCTGATGTAAGTTTTAAGTTGTAGTTGTATGGGCCAGATGGTGTGCTGGCACTTGCAGCTGCAGTAATGGTAATGCTAATCGTACCTGCAGCCCCACCTAATGTAGGCGTAATGTTAAATACAACCTCATCTGCCGGGATGGACTTGACCTCAAATTGGCCTGTATAGCCAGTCCAGTTAACGGCAGTGCCATTGGTCTTGACTGTAAATTGCTTCTCAAAAGTTGCGCCCTGATAGAGGGTCATGTCATACACAGCTGGCTCAATCATACTTACATCCTAACCTATGCAGAAATAATAACTGGCAGTGTTTGAGGTGCTGTTGCGTGTCCAGCCGCCATGACTAAAGCAACTGCAGCTGTGATGGGTACTTGCGCCGCTCTGCGAGCAATGCGCCAGCCACCATCGGATGCTGGCCGTCTAGCACATGACACTAAATGCTGATGAAGTGTTGGCTGACCGGGATGTACAAACAATCCCTGTTGCATGGCATTTAATGTCTGATCACACATAATTGCAAAGCCAGCAGATGCCCATGGTGTCGGCTCGGTAGCCACGCCAGCTTGTGCCAGCCTTGGCGCAATGTAGCCAGCAGTATTTGGATCATAGGCAAACTTACGAGGGTTATACCTGCGAGTAAGTTTAGCAATTTCGCCCGTCAATTCTAGATCATTAATACCTCCGTCTTTTTGCCATTCATGTAGGAATACAGCCAAGCCCTCAGGACGCTCTTGGATTGTAACTAGGCATGCAAGTTCACGATTGAATGAAAGGTCTAATGCCATGTAGGTAGGTAATCCATCCTCAAGGCTTACATCTCTTTCGCCCGCATTCCAACTGTCCATTGGCCATGGTGAATCAATAGCATCTACCCACATACATAGGCTTTCAGTCTTGAAAGCATCCTTAGTGTCAAAGATTGAAGCATCTCTAATCGTTTCAATGCTTACTGTGTGCCCTATTGCAGGATTGGCCATCAACCACGCCTTTTCATCATTTACATCTGAGCCGGGTGGTGCGCTCCATTCGTAATAGCCCATACGGGGTGAAGCAAATGTCAAAGCCCTTGCCCGTTGCTCATTCAGTACAGTGCTGTTTAGATCGCCAGCATTAGATGTCCAATAAACTTGAGCATTTGGTCTAGCGCGTGTAATCGGTGTTACAGCTTGCCAAGTTGCTACATCAATTTCCCGTAACTCATCTACATAAAGCAAGTCGGCTGTTGATCCGCGTGGACCCTCACTGGTCGCAGCTCTAATTGCATACTTTCGTAACCTCTCACATTTACCAGTACATGCTTTTGGGTAATGATGGCAGTACACCTCTAATTCCTCTTGGCCGTTAGTCCGGGATACGCGCTTAATTCGCTTACGCATCCAATCAAGGCTCTCGGCCATGTCTACAGTTTGCTTGAAAGTATCCAATGAAAGTTGGCGTGTTTGTGACATAGCGATAGTGCTTTTCTCACCAAAGATGTACAGCCCGGCAAGGATACGCATGCGCATCATGTGGGTCTTGCCCTGCTGGCGGCTAACTAGCACACCTATCTGGGAGCGAGCCCAAGTCCCATCCTTGTTTACCTTTAGCGCATCATCTAATACATGCTTTTGCCAAGGCAGTAAAGGCATACCCAGTTCATCCGCTAGCTGGCCTACGAGTGGTCCTGCTGTTGGCAGTTTTAGTGGTGGACTTTGGATTCTTGGTTTTGACGAGCCGTAGGAAATCCCCGACATATTCTGTCCCATCATGTTCATCTGTCTTTTTGCTGGCAGTGCGTGTTTCAGTAGTTAGATGTAGCTGCTGTAAGACAGTTAAGAATCTACCACTTAACGCAGTTAGGTCTTTGAGATCAGCTCCCATGTCAAAAGCCGTATCTAGTGCCAAGGCAACGCGCCGGGCGAGGGTGACGGCAGCCATGTCTGCTGGGTCAATCCATTTGGCAGCTGCGATTGCAGATTCCAACGATAGGTAGCATCCAATTGGGACTATCTCGACTACTTCGGTTTTCTTTTCGGTCATGACGGTTGATCTCCTGTCGTTGGTGGGTCAATTCTGCGCATTTGGGGAGAGATTACTGCAAGGGAGTCTGTGGGTGGCACTCGGCCAGAAAAAACGCCCCCTGTGGCTTGTGAGCCCCTAGGACGCACTGTGTTGAACTGTGATGTCTTGTGTATGTGACAGGGACGGCATAGTGGTTGCACGTTGTCTATTGTGTTTGATCCGCCAGCTGCTAATTCAATGATGTGATCCACATCAGTTGCCCTCGCTCCGCAGTACATGCATGTCTTACCCCACACACGAAAGCATGCCTCTCGTAATTTGCGCCATTCAGCACTTGTGCCTTGGCTATGTGCTCTACTCATTACCTACTCAATACGTCAATAGGTCCAACACATGATGGGCTGTACTTGATAGCAGCACTCACAGCTTCTTTAATGCGCCACACTGGATCATCTGTATAGCGTGATGTATGTAGTGATCCCATTGCGTATGGAAAGCCTGACCCGGTAGCGATTGTGTGATACTCACCTACTGACCAGTCCATAGTGCTTATCTCAAATAGTCTGCCAGCTACCCCTACAAGTAAGTCAGCCCCATTGTCATCATTGTTTATGTCTATCTTAAAATCCTCTGCAGCCTTTTGTAATGCGCCACAGAATTGAATACGCATCCATGCTTCAAGGTTTGTTGTGTTCATGTCTGGATAGGTTGCATAAGTTGTAAGTTGGCCTGTACCCAGTGAGCCACTAAAGCCAATCAGATAAGGCCCTACCTTACGGACCTTTGGCTTAGCT